TTTTGGATCAAAACCTCTTTGTATAAACGCAGAGATAGGCAATCTATAAAAGATTGCACCATTTTCCATAATCGCATGAAAGAGTATAGGGCGCCCTGTAATTGATGTAATGCCAAATATAATGCAATCTTCAGTTTCGCCGTGATGTTTTTTAAGATCGTAAAGATATTCTCTTCTTATCTGTGAATACATCACAGGTATGTTTGCATTTAAATAGGCCATAATTCATAACTAGTTAATTAAATTATAAATTATAATTATTGCAACAACAGCTACACCGATTTGTACTTTTCTATCAGACTTAACTCTTGCTACTATTTTGTTTACTATTTCCATAGTTACCTCCGGTTAATCGTAAATATCTCCCCAATTTTCACCTGATTCATAATCAACTTTATTAGGGACATGTAAACTAACAGCATTTTGCATAATATCAATAATTTTATTTGCATGTTCTTTAGACTCAATTGATATGTCTAATTCATCATGAATTTGTATATGTGGTATAATTTTTTCCTCATACAAATCTAACATAGCTTTTTTTGTCATATCTGCTGCGCTACCTTGAATTAATTTATTTAAAGCTTTGTATGTAAATGCTCTTCTAATATTATTTTCTCCAAATTTAGAACTAGCTTCGTCCCAAGTCATGGGACTTGTTAGTCTCCCAGGTCTAAATGCAGCTTCTTCCCAAGTGTCAAACCTACACTTTCGACCAAGTAAAGTTGTAATATATCCATTTCTTTGTGAATCTTTTGAAGTATTGTTCATTAAATCTTTAACAAAGGGTACACGACTATGATATTTTTCAAATAATTTTTCTGCTTCTTCTTTAGTATTTAAACCTAATTCTGCTTGAAGTTTAGCTTTACCCATTCCATAAAATAATCCAAGATTAATTGTTTTAGCTTGAGATCTTTCTATACCTGCCATGTCTGCCACAGTTTGGTGAAAGTCTACATCGTTATTTTTAAATCTTTCTACAATATTTTTAACTTCATCATCTTCTCTAAGTTTTGGACTAGCTGCTGCATAGTGAACTACCAATCTAGGTTCTTGTTGTGAGTAGTCAAAGCATCCCCAAATGTGATTTTGTTCAGGTAAAAATAATGATCTAATCATTGGACCTAAATCTTTGTTTCTCGCTGGAACCTGCTGGAGATTTGGATTCGAATAAGAAAATCTTCCAGTCACTGTTCCTCCTTTTTCACCTCTTACTGGATTTATATCTGCATGTATTCTACCTTTGTATTGATATTTAATAATTGTATCTATAAATGTTGTATGAGCCTTGTTTATTTCTCTGGCTTTTGCTATACATTGAACCAACGGGTGTTTATGCACTTGTAAAAAATTTTTAGTAAAGGAAGGTGCTTGTGTTTTTGCAGTTCTGTTATAAGGCAGGGAAAGTTTATCAAAAACTTTACCAATTGATCTTGCTGCCCATATTTGAACGTCTATTCCTGTTTCTTTTTTTATTTTTAGCAATAACTGTTTTTCTTCTTCAGACAATTTATTTTTTAATAAGTGCGCACGTTCCACGTCTACGCGAACGCCTTTAACTTTCATATCAATTAAACATGGAAACAATCTAGTTTCTAAATCAAATACTTCAGTTAAATTATCTTTTCTAATTTCTAATGACAAATGTTTAAATAATTTTAAAGTTAACTCCGCATCTTTTTCTGCATAATTCCCAACATACATAGCTGGAAGTTTATACATTTCAGCTTTAGGATCAGCGCCTGCTTTTTCAGCTGCAGCAGTTAAAAGACTTTCGTCTTTAACTTCTCCTAAGTGATCATAACAAAGACTATTTAAAGAATATGAATATCTATTTTCATCTACCAATGCTGCCATAACCATTGTATCAATAATGTAGCCATTTACTTGAATGTTATACGCTTTTAACCAACACATGTCATACATAGCGTTGTGAAATAATTTTGTTGATGAAAGATTACATATTTCTTTAAGCCAATCTAAAACTTTTTGTTTAGGTAAGTTTCCTTCTCTATGTGCAATTGGAAAATATCCAGACCATCCTTCAACAGCTACAGCTACTCCTATTATTTCACCTTCAGCCATTAAAGCTCCGGAACCTTTTGATTTTAAATTAGGATCTTTTGTTTCTAAGTCAATTGCTATATATTTGTGTTCCTTTAAATCTGGAAATTTTTCTGGACAAACCCATTCTGTTGCTGCGGTAAACATTATTTATTTATGCCCCAAAAATTTTTCTTTTCTTTTTTTTCCTCTTTCACTTGTTCAGGATAATCTCTATCAATTGCCATGTCAATATAATGTTTTGCTTTTAACAAATCCTCTTTTTGATTTTTTTGTTTGTGCCTACACAAATATTTTATAGCGTTGCCCTCTGCAAATGGAATATTATTTCTATTAATAAATTCCGAAGGTTGAATAGCCATTGATTTATAATGGGTTCCCCCTACCTGTTTTTTATATATTTCATCGCTCATATTTATATTACTAAATGTAGATATATCCATAGAGCTGTAAAAAATACAACTGTTAATAAATCCATTTCAGCTATCATACTATTGGATAACCTATATTGTAAAAGTTAGTTTGTGTGCTCTCCATAATATATAAATTTTGTTTTGCTCTAGTTACACCTACAAAAAATAATCTATGAATTTTGTCTGAATCTTTATCCGCTTCTCTTGCTAAAAAATCATTTTCATCTTCTGAACCAAAGTCTATGTATAAAATAACATTTCTACATTCTCTTCCTTTAGCTCCGTGAATTGTTGATAGTTCTACTTTTGAATCTGTGGTAAGATTATCGCCGCTTTTTAACAAAAGTTTTATGTAATTTTTTTGTTCTTCTGACATGTGAAGATGTTCCCAGCTGCCCACCACTAGAAGCCCGTGATCTTTTTGTAGTTCCTCTAATGTAACAGTAAATACTTTGTCTAATAATTTTCCTTCTCCAAAGCCATGTTTTACTTGTTTTTTTCTTAAAAAATTTTTAATTACGTGTTGTGCTTCTTCCCCTGATATGCTTGCGCCATCATTTAATCTAGTCCAAATTCTATATGCTCTAAGTAAATCTGCAGGTAATAATTCATTTTGTCCACCTTTGTATCTTAAATTTAAATCATTTAAAAATTGCGCAGGTTCTTTTAATTGTGCATTTGTTTGAGCAAGTATCATCCACTCATCATTTCTAAAATTAAAATCAGTCAATAAACAGTTTTCTTTATAAGTTCCTTCCTCGTCCCTCGCTTCCCAAGGCTTGTCTAATCGTTCATTAATTTGTTTTAAAATCTCTAATGCCTTTGCATGTATTTTTCTAGGAACTCTGTGTGAGTATACTTGGTTATCAAAAGTTCCTTTTAAATTTATAAATATATTTGGATCTGCTCCTTGAAACCCATAAATAGTTTGATCATCGTCCCCTGCAATGTAAGATCTTTCGCATTGTTCTTCAATGTGAAAAAACATATCCCATTGCAAAGGACTTAGATCTTGGGCTTCGTCAAGGAAAACGGCATCGAGAGAGAGACGCTTATCTTCCTTGACAAACTTAGTAATCATATCAGAAAATTCTATCATCCCAGTTTGTTCTTTATATGATTTTAAATCTTCGTTAATCTGTTCTGTTAACCATAAGTCTACAGAATGATGTAAATCTAATTGCAACGCAGCTTCTATTAAATCAATTTTTTTAGAACGTGAGTATGCTATAATTCTCATGTGAGGATTTTGATGTATTGTGTTTCCATAAATATCTCTCTTTGTTTCAAATTTCATTCCTCTGCAAATTTGTGATTGACTTGTAAATTGTTTCCATTTTCTATCTTTTAATAACTGTGTGTTAGTATCAATATTACATTCTCTAGTTCCAAGATGATGCAGTGTAGAAATGTAAAGCAAAGGATGTTTTATTCTTTCATTAGCTTCATCTGCTGCAGCATTACTAAATGTCACATACACTATTTTTTTAGGATCAGTGTGTAAACCATTGATTTCATTGGATAAATAATGGTTAACTAATCTATAAGTTTTACCTGTTCCTGGTGGACCAGGTATTATTGTTCTTACTGCCACGGTTCTTCTTCTACTTTTAATTTTCTTGGATTTGGTTTTTCTAATTTAATTGTTTCCATTACTAATGTTCTAACTGTCTTACTTTCTATCTTCATGTATTTTTCTTTCACCTCAAACATTATTTGTAAAAGTCTTAATGTTTTTTGTTTAGGATAAGTTTTTTCTGCCCAAGATTTTGTTTTTAATAAATATCTCCAAAAAGATTTAAATTGAAAAAAAGTATCTCCTTCTTTATCTGTATAAGCAATTCCTCTTAACACATCAGTTAATTCTTTTCCTGGAGCTTTGTTAATATAGTCTGCTAATATTTCTGTTAACTGAACTTCTAATTTAGAAGACTCTGGCGCAGGAATAGGTTCTAATGCTTTCTTAAATAATGTAATTAATAATTTTCTCCACGCATGTTTAGGAACCGGCATCATAGGCATTCCTACTTGATTCATACAAGCTAGTGAAAATTTTTCTGGATCATGCAGCGTTGCATCATCTACTTCTACTGTGTTTCCATCTAAAGATACAAAATAAATAGGTGGATCAGAGTCGTACTTTCTTATCTGTGTTATCTCTGGTGTAGGTCCATCATCACCAACTCCAAATTCTCTCATTGAACATTTTTTAGCGTCACAGAAACTATGAATAGGTTCGTCTTTACATTTATATTTGTAGTCTTTGCCTTCTAAAGATCCAATTAAAGTATTTATTTCTGCAACATCTAAAGGTGGCTCCATAAATTTTTTATTATATGTAAATATATGACTTTGCCATTCATCTTTTTCAGAATATCTTTTCTTTAAATAAACTCCTACGTTGTACATACAGTTATTTCTTTGGCCATTTGGCACACCATCACTTAATAGTGTTACTAAACATGGTGGCATACCTTTAAAAAAATCATCGCCTTCTTTATTGTTTGCAATTTTTAAATTTTTTAATTCATCTAAAGACATAGCTCTTTCTTTATGTGCTTCAAAAAAATCTTCAATTTTTAAAGCTTCTCCACTCTCATCATATGCAAATCGCATAGTTCTATCATCACCATGATAAGGTAGATTTAAAAAACTTCCTGTGTCTCCTCTGTCAACTCTTATGTAATCTTGTTTTGGAAATATTTCAGCTTTTGCAAATCCTAATGCTGAAGCTAT